CCCTAACTACGTCTATCTTTGCAGATGTAAATTCATCCTGAATTAACGTAGATTCAAATTCATTCATTGCATTCAATAAATCATCAAGCGAGTCTGAATCCGATTGCGATAATGTTATTCCTGCATCACGTTGTTCGGCTAATCTCATTGCATTTTCAACATAATCAAACCCGAAGTGAAAATGAAGAAGCATGTTTACTAACTCCTCGGGGGTGGATGGAGTAACTAGTTTTGATATCTGCTTAGGAGTCATATCCTTAAGCCATGAAGGACCATCAAAAAGTATTGGTTTGCCGGTTAAATAATTTGTGTCACCGTAGGAATAATCAGCAGCTTGATGAATTTTTAACAACTCAGCATTATCTAATGAAGAAATAATTCTATTTCTTTCATCGTTAGTAAAGTCTAGGGCCGACGATATTGCTCCGACTATCAATGAAGTTTTTGTGTGATTTGTTCCAAATGTCTCATTGAATTTTTTTATTGCTTTACTTAAAGCTACCTCTGGGCTGGTGTCATTAAAATCTACCTCTAGATATATCCCTAGTGTTTCAAAAATTTCATCTACCTCTTGAATCGGTTGTATTTTTGGTCCAACCAATCTTGCAATAACATGTTCAACAAGCCCATCTATTGCGTCGGCTGCACGTTCCTCTTCTTCACTAACGTCACCACCGCGATTTCTAATATCATTTATGTGTTCCCCCATTGTGTACGCTTTTGGCGACTCAGTAACTTGTTTAACTTTTGGTCCTTTGCCGCCACCTTTGCCGCCAGAAGCTAAACCCCTTTCAACACTCTCTTCTTCTGGGTCATACCCCCATTCAGCCCATGAGTCACCAGCTGTGTAGATGTCTCGGGCGCGAACTTTTCTTTTTACTATTTCGTACTTGCCTTCTCCGCCAAGGTGAGACTGCCCATGTTCAACTGCGTAACTTCTGAAAGGGGTAACCCAGTCTCCTGGATTAATTGAAAAACGGTCATCGTTTTTCTTTCCTTGCAGTTCTAGTAATTCATCAGAAATGAGGTCGTAGTATTCAGACCTATCCGTAATTGATGTTCTTACGTTTGGCGGAATCGCCCCATATTTCTGGATGTATTTTTTCTGTTTTTCTATTTCGTCAATTCGTCTTATGGAAGAAATAGGTACTGCTCTATAGATTGTCACTAGGGCATTTGGTTTGCCCTTCATTTCGTTAATCAATTCGAAAGCTTGATTATCAATTCTGTCTTCACCGGTTGAGTAGTAGCTTCTGCCGCTAGATGTATAGATATCTTCTGGGTAAACCTTAGTTAAGTCATGTAGCGGAGCGCCATCTTCTTTGTTTGGCGCAGAATGCTGGCCCTTATAGTCGGGCTGGGATATGTCTGGAATATCCGGCGTTGCAGGCCTAGCCCAGCGCGTATTGTCCTGCACCTCTCCGTCGCCATCGCCATCTTCGGCCTTTGGGTTAAACGGGACATCCTTTAATTTTCTTGCACCGGAAGAAAGACCACCGAGTGCTCGCCCAAGGGTTCTACGAGCTGATTTTTCACGCAGAAGACGACGCTCGTCACGTGGCGAGACAGTCAAATATATTGATTCTTCATGCATGCATATATTGTAGTTCTTATCCCCTTAGGCGCTTGCCACACTTTGTGCAAATGGTCGCCCACGGATAAAAGCGTGTCATATTCATTGGATGGTCGCATTCAAGTAATGTTCTCGCAGCATTGTTAAGTGTTGTACGAATCCATGAAGACAGAGTTGCACCCTCAAGCACTGATGCTTGCCTCCATTTTTCTCTATCCTGCTCGGTTGTCCTTATGAGAACTTGCTTGTCAGCTGTTCCTTTATCATCTTTTGCAATTGGCCTAATTGACATGTCGCCTGACTGCATCGCCCTTTCCATTGCAGCGTGCATATTGCTTTCATCAGTCATTTTCTTCTTCTCCAACTATTTCTGCATCTATAACTTCTTCGTCTCCGCCAAGTATTTGTTTGACAGTTGATGGTGGTAGAACTCCTGAAATTCCCATAATTTCCAGCAATCGTCGCGCTTCTGTTTCCGGATTAAATGCATCTATTTCAATTTGACTATATGTTGAGCCAGCAAGCGTTGCTTTCAATGTTTCATTATTCTTTGCCTGGACATCCATTTGAACATTGAGGTTCACTTGGTCCATGCCAAGAAGTTTTGTTCGTCTATCCATGATTGAGAGAACTTGCTGTATTGCCTTAAGGTCGGGCTCAACATTGACTTCAGTGCCGTCATCCATGGTCACTCTTCTATGTTGGGTTAATGGCCATATTGCTTGCTGAAGACTGTCAAGACGCTCCAGTTCCATGCGTAAAACTTCTGGATAGGCAAGTAGAACTTCTCTATTCATTTTCTCGAGAGTTCTCTGTACTGCCTTGGCAACTGCTGATGTCGTTATGCCAAAACGCCTTGCTATTTCTTGAGTAGAAGTTCCCGCCTGGCGCATTTTGAATATACGCATATCACGCTCATGGAGAAATTCTTTAGTAGCTATTTTGTTTGATTTATCTTCAGCCATGCTGTCACCTTTGACAACAATAGCACTGTGTCACAGAGTAATTTTTGAATACTCTTCCACTTCAAACGGGAATATTTTTCCTCTTTTTATCTTTAAAGGCCATTCCCGTTCTTCTCTAGCGCCACGAAAATGTTTCATGTCGTAAACAAATGGAATGCCGGAAACCATGTCTGGAGTGAGAGATATTCCAAACTCTGGCCACCGAGACCATACGGCAGAACCAAAAGGTCTCAAGTCTCTGGATGTCATCGAAGTCCCCAGGGGGGCGTGATGCTCCAGCCATAGAGCGCACCCATAAATGGAGCGTATGTAGTCAAGATACTTTGCAACCTCAACTGCGATTGCCTCAGATGTTCTGCCACCTGGGTCGACAAATGATTTATATAAAGGTCCCATGATTATGAGCTCCGGATTCGACTTTTCAATCTGTTCCTCAAAAAGCATCCTGTCGGATACTTTGAGCAAATCGAGACCAGATGGTTTAGCGAAAAGCTCCAACACTGGTTTTTTTATTCCACTCCTATGCAGAGCTTGAGCGATTATTGGGCGCGATGTTCGCCTAATAATTCTTTCAGGATTTTCTAGGTCGACTGTCAGGGTTCTGATTGGATTCATTCGCTGATACGTAAAAGGATGAATTCCACATGCAGTACATATAGCAACCTGGCGAGCGAGCATCGTGTTATGTGTTGGAATATATGCGTCACCTATGAGGTAGGTGTTGTCAGGTCCATCAACAGATATGCACCTCATTGGTACTGGGGCTATTGGCTCAACCGAGACTACGTAGCGGTACAGGGACCGCGAAGTAGCCAGCCTCCTGGGGAGCCGCTCAACCTTGCGCTTCAGTCTGCAAACTGGAATGTCAGTCTTGAAAGAAATCCTATATCTAGTTCCAGTTACTTTTTCGTATAACTTGGAGTCGCTTTCATGCATTGTTGCTTTGATGCCGAGGGTTTGAATGATATCCAAGAATCCTTTTGCAAGTTCTTTGTGATTAACGGAAAACTCACACAGCCCATCCTTGCGGACATGTCCATCGGTATCCATTAAGCCCGGCACTATTTCGAGTCGCTGCTCGTAAGATGCTCGTGAATAGATGGCAGGAATATGCTTATTGCCATACAACCCATGTTTTTTTAGTTGAGCCTTGAGCCCCAGTATTCCGTAGACATTTGAGGTTGATTCCCTCTTGCGGACGACATATCCATCGCTACGGATTGCGTCAAGGATTTCATCATCCTCGGAACAAATAGAACCATCAACAGTGGTCCCGTCCCCTAGCCATGCACCAAGCGTGTATGGGGGAATAGGCAGTTTTGCTTCGGGTAGATTCAGTGGCTTGGTTGTCGGGATAGCGTGATTAAGGGCTTTTGATTTCCTGTTGGAAACAAGAGTTTTAAGTATTTCCTTTGTTGTGCGAGCACTCCCAACCTGACGCTTTTCGCGTTCATTTAGGGTCTCCGTATACCACTGGTGTTCGGCATCGGCATCAATATAGTTCCCATCGGAAAATGTCAATCTGTATGAGTCTGGATTTGGCTCTATCGGGCTGACATATGTGACATTCACTGGATTGCCAAAACGGTTAATAACCTTGTCTCCGACGACTATATTTTCAAGAGTAGTCCATCCTGAGGGAGTTGGTACCATGCTATCTATTGTAGCACGCTTGCCAACGCCTTCTGCG